AGCGGCAGTCGGCGCAAGTTTTGCAGCAGTAACATTTGCATTAGCAATCTTTGCTGTCGTCACCGCACTATCAGCCAACTCACTCGTAGAGATGCTTGCGACACCAAGCGTCGCCGCCTGCATTGACCAAATACTTCCCGTCCACGTCCAGGTACGAGTTCCTACCGTGTAGGTCTGTCCCACTGTCGGATTGGCGGGGAAGGAAAGGGGCATGGATTATGCCCCTGGTGATGCGACTTCGTCCCACTCCTGAGTTGCTTCGTTCCAAGTCCACGCGCCTTCTTCGGGTCGCTCGACTGGCGCTTCCCAATCGGCGGTGTCTTCGTTCAGCGTCCAGGACGGGTACGGCTTGGGGGCGATGAATGCATCGAGTTCCTCGTTGAACGCATACCCGATTCCCGCGTAGCGTTTGCGGAAGTTGTTGTTGTACGAGGTCTGCTTCCACGTGCCACCCAATAGGTTGTTGCAGAATGCGGCGCCAACTGCGTCGCTTGCGGGGTACGTTCCCCCGCCACAGTCGTCGTTGGACACGACGATTACCTGTGTCACCACATTGTCGGAATTAATCTGTGCAAAATGAGCCATTTGTTTACACTCCTATGACAGTCGGTTTACATTATAGAACATAACACCTACAAAGTAATTGAGCCTGAGCCATTAAATGTGTATACGTGATATCCGCCAGCGCCGCCGTTGTAAGAAGGGGAACCAGTCGTTGATGCGGCTGCGGTATGAACAGAAGTTGCCCAGCGAATTATTACAACTCCGCTTCCACCAGCGCCGCCAGTGGAGCCGCTACTCCAGCCAGCACCTCCACCGCCACCGCCACGATTGGTAGTTCCATTACCACCGTTGCCGTTGCCACTTCCAGCACCGCCACCACCTGAACCGCCATTTGAACTGCCAGCGCCATCACGACCACCGCCACCTCCACCGCCACCGTAAGTTACGCTACTTCCGCTAATGCTAGAGGAAGCACCAGGACCACCGTGACCAGCACTGCCTCCCACTGTACCTGCTCCACCTGCTCCACCGCCGCCGCTGGAATAGTCAGAACTTGTTGTAGCGCCAGCATTATGACCCTGTGCTGGGCTGGTTGCTGGTGAAGTTATACCCTGCGAACCTTGTGCTCCGCCACCAATATATACACCTGCGCCACCGCTACCACCGTTACCGCCATTTGCGCTACCGCCGTTAGCACCACCGTGACCACCCCTTCCACCTCCAGTGGAAACCAAACCGTTGAAACTTGAATCAACTCCAGATGTTGAAGCAGCACTACCAGTTCCTCCAGAACCACCGCCACCAACAGTAACCGCGTATGAAATACCAAGAGTCAAACTACCCGATGTTGTTCTAAAACCCCCAGCACCTGCACCGCCACCACCAACTCCTGAACCGGTGTGACCAGCACCACCACCGCCAGCAACTACTAAGTATTCAACACTTCTTGAATTAACTGGCCAGTTCGTTGAACCGACATTTTGTTGATGTGTGGTCAAATCCCAGAAACCAGAAGCGACAGATGTGCTTACCGTTTGCAACGGTCCTATGCGTCCGCCACGCTTACGCATTAACTAATCTCTTCGTAAGAGCAGACCGCTTCAAGGTCGCCGTTCACCAAAGCGGTGAGGCGAAGAATGTCGCCCTCCTCAAGATAAATAGACTTGGAAATCACGTCCAGCGTCGAGTCGGCTGGAACGGCAATCGTCGAGGCAAGCCTGTACGAAGTTCCCGACCTGACGATGTCCACTGTCACGTCCGCGGCGTTTACTCCGTCTACGTTGGAGACGTACAGCGCGTTGACCTTCAGCACCTTGTTGGAGTTGCTCGCAGTACCAGTCACGTTTATTGTGCCCGCCATTGCCGAATGGTTCTGGCAGACGTAGTACAGGGTGTTCGGTGCGTCGGCGGGAATTTGGTACGTGATGTAACCAAGTTCCGTACCATTATTTCTAATACCAGATGTAACTACATTCGCTGCGTTGTACGCACCAGACGAACTTTGAATCCAAAACGGATGACCGACTGCATTCACCTGAAATGTATAGGTTGCGCCACGTGTAAGGTTCAAGGTTGCATTATTTGAACCACCAACAACGTAAGCCGACGCGCCGCTGTTTGTTACCACGATGGTCGTGCCAGCGCTGCTGCCCTCATTCTTCAAGATGGGTGTAGCGGTCGTCGTGACGGCAAGGAACGCCGTCTGTCCCTTTATCGTCGTGACCCCCACGATGTTTGGTGCCGTCATGATTTATCCTCCGAACACGATGGACATGGCGATTGCCTTGCCCGTTGTTGCCGCTGTTGATGAATTTGCTGGTGTGTATCCCAGCGCCGTATTGATGGCGGCGCTCGTCAGTTGTGGAACTGCGCCGACTTCAATCCACACATTAGAGTAGTACACGTACACGCCGCCCGTATCTGAGTCAAGCCATATCTGACCAGAAATCGGGCTGACTGGTGCGTTTGCTGAAACAGTTGCTGCCATTGCTGACGCGCCGATTTCAACCCACTGCGAGTCGTAGTACACGAAGGTTTGCGCGGTGTCGGAGTCAAACCACAATTGACCTTCAAGCGGGGAAGACGGAGCGTTCGACCCAGCGAACATTCTGGCTCCGCCACCAGCGCTGCCTATTTCAATCCACGACGAATCGTAGTAAACGAATGTTTGTCCTGTGTCGGAGTCAAACCACATTGCACCAGGGTCAACTGGTGAGGGTGGTGTAGCCGAGATGGTCGCACCGCCAGAACCCAAGTCTGAGTAGTTAGTTCCGTCGTTCGTGAACTGCCACTTGTCGGCGGTTTCATTCCAGCGAATAAGCACGTTTGCTGATGTGCCTCGCTCTACTTCAATGCCTGCGTTTGTGTTCGGCGATGCGGCGACGTTGCTGTTGAGTACGACAATGTTGTCTTCAATCGCAAGTGTTTCGGTGTTCAGGGTTGTGGTTGTTCCGTTTACCGTCAGGTTTCCATCTACAGTTACATCGTTGAATGTGACGTTGGAGTTTGTGGTCACTGCCTGACCAATGGCGATAGTCGGCGTCGCACCTTCACCAGAGTTGTTGGTGAGCGTTACACCAGTTCCCGCAACGAGACTCTGAACGTAACTTCCCGTCGTATGTGTGCCCAAATCAATGGCGTCGTTAACCCATGATGTTCCGTTGTATTTGAGAAACTGTCCACCGACTGGGCTTGTAACGGAGACATCAGACAAGTCGTTGATGTCCTCAACGAGTGGTTCTTCACCAGTGATTTGAATCCAACTGCTGTCGTAGTAGATGTAGGTGTCGCCGTTGACGGAATCAAACCAAAGTTGTCCTGCGGTCGGCGAGGCTGGGGCGGATGATGCGATGGAAGCAAATTGCGCTGGACCAGTAGGACCCGTCGCACCCGTGGGACCAGTAGCGCCAGTCGGACCAACAGGACCAGCAGGACCTTGCGGACCCGTATCGCCGCTGACTTCAACCCAGAACGAGTCGTAGTAGATGAACATCTTCCCCGTATCAGATTCGTACCAAAGATTGCCTACGGATGGAGATGCTGGTTCGTTGTCGCTAACGGTTACTGAACTTCCGCTGCCGCCAGCCAAAACCCATGCGTTGCCTTGGCGTATGTAAAGTTTGCTGTCGTCGGTGTCAAACCAAAGCGCACCCTCAAGAGGACTGTCGGGCGCATTGGCTGAAACTGTTGCCCCACCTTGTACGACGCGCCATGTTGAATTGGACCTGAAATACAATCTGTTATTTAGATTGTCTACGGCGATTGCACCGTTTGGCACGTTGGCGCTCGGCGCGCCAGAAGTTATGGGGGATACAAGGGCGGTGAGCGCCTTGAAAATATCATCCGTTGTAAGAGTGTCGGCGCTCTCGCGGTACAAATTCGTGTCATGGTTTCCTGTGCCGTCGCTCCATGACATGCGACCGCCTGCTTCAATTCTTAATCTTCCGTATGCTTCGCCGTTTACAAATACGGTTACTGCGTCTGAACCAGGAGACGACAAATTCTTAATCGTCAGCGGAGTTAAAAGTTTTTGTGCCACTTGCGACCTCAATCGCTATTGCCTATAGTTCGTTGACCCCTCAAGGTCAACTATGGATTAAACCGCCGTTACGACAATTCTAAATGCATCCGTCGCGATGTTGCTGCCCTGCAGAGTGACCGTCACGGTGTCTGTGTTGTTGCGCACCACGTCGCCAAAGACTGTCTCACCCGTTGCGTCCTCGTACACCTGAACAATTACGTTTTTAGTATTGAAGTTGTGGGTAACCGTCGTTACTGATTGCCCTGATGCGCTTGCGGTGCAGCCCTGCGAGGCAATTCTTGCAAGAGTAGATGTTGAGGTTGTAACCGCACCAGCGGTCGTCTTGACACCGAGATTTGTTCTTGCCGTAGTCTCGTCAGACGCATTCGTACCACCATGTGCAATGCCGACATCCGTGGCGGTCCATGTGCCCGTAGTGATTGTTCCAAGTGTCGTGATGCTTGCTTGACCGACATAGGTGGAAGCAATATCAACTGCATCGCCAGTGATTTCCGTCCTGTTCGCAACGACCTTGACGTTGATGGTGTTGCCGTCTTGCTCCAGACCATCACCAGCAGTAAACGAACCAGCACCAGAGAATTGCGTCCAGGTAATCGATGTAGAACCGACAGTAATTGTTCCGTTTGTCGAGACGACAAAACCCTTATCCGAGTTGACGGTACCTTCTTCAACGAAGGTGAATGTCCCCGCCTTGAGTTCGCCAGTGTCCGCAGTTCCGTTCGCATCGGACGAACGAGAAGCCGCGCCAGACGCAACGGCAACATAGATGCCGTTTTCCGAGGCGGTGTTTTGGTTCTTGACGAGGACTCTGTCGCCAGCGACGAGAGTTACTCCGTCGATTACGTCGCCAGCCTCAAGGTCGGAGGCTAGGTTGATTGCCGCCGTTGTACCAACGCGCACCGACTGCTTGACATCAAGACCTTGGCGCGCCGCGTCGACGTATCCCTTGTTTGCAATGTGCGCGGCATCGGTCGGTGTTGCAACTTTGGCGTTTCCTTGAGCATCGCGCTTGACGAGTTTGTTTGCCGTGGCGTCCGCAGTCGCATCATTGAGCATGTTCCAGAAGGCGGCTGGCAGAAGGCCAGCGCTATCCGTATCGGCAACATTTAGCGTGAGGGTAATCGTGCCGTTGGCTTCAGAAACCGTAAGAGCCTCGGCA